CTTGCTTCAACAGTTTTAACAACAGGAGGAGCTTTAACTTTAATGAAGAAATAGATATGAAAATATGCGGAATGTGTCATAAAAAAAGGTTTTTTGTAAAAAATAGAGATTATAAAGCAGAAAATGTTTCACCTTTCCCTATAACTTCAAAGAATAAGATATGTTGGAGATGTGACATTGTCATTAAAAGAATATTAAAAAATAAATAAAAATATATGCCAAAACAAACAAAGGAAGAAAAGTTGTACACATTATTAAAGGTAAACACTATAAGCTACCTAATCTGTAATACAAACCTAGGTAAACTAGAAATAAACTACAGAAAAGGAGAAGAGGAACCATACCACACTCTAGATAGTGTTAGAATAGAGGAGAAAGATATAAAGGAAGCTTTGAAAAATATACTAAACTAATATGAAAATTAACTTTTACGGAGCATTTATATTTATCTTTTCTGCTTTTATAGGATTTGCAATTGGGCATTTTATAGTTAAATACTGGTAAATATATGGAAATAAAACCTTATACAAAGAACGCCAAGAAACATCCAAAGAAACAAGTAGAGCAGGTAGCAAAATCTATTAAAGAATTTGGAATGAATCAACCTATCGTAGTAGACAAACAAGGGGTGATTATAGTTGGCCACGGTAGATATGAAGCTTTAAAGAGCTTAGGCTGGGAAATTAAAGACGAATACATAAAAGTCGTTGATTTAACAGAAGAACAAGCTAAAGCGTATAGATTAGCTGACAACAAACTAAATGAATCAGACTGGGAGATGTCTCTAGTGATTGATGAATTAAAAGGCTTATCAAATGAAATGCTAGATTTAACGGGATTTGATAAAGATTTAGTAATCGAGGCAGATGAAAAAGATGAAGAAGTCCCAGAAGCTCCAGCAGAGCCAAAATCTAGGCTAGGAGACTTATATGAACTAGGTAATCACAGAGTATTATGTGGAGATGCAACATTACTTGATGAAGTAATAAAGCTTTGTGGCACTAGAAAAATTGATATGTATTTATCTGATCCTCCATATAATGTGGCTTATGAAGGTGCAACCAAAGATAAACTAACAATACAAAATGACTCAATGTCTGATGAAGCATTTAGACAGTTTTTAAGAGATGCTTTTGTCGGAGTTGATTCAGTTATGAAAGCTGGTGCAGTATTCTATATATGGCACTCCGATTCAGAAGGATATAATTTTAGAGGGGCTTGTCGAGATACAAATTGGACAGTTAGACAATGCTTGATTTGGAATAAAAGCTCGATGGTAATGGGTAGACAAGACTATCACTGGAAACACGAGCCTTGTTTATATGGTTGGAAAGAAGGAGCTAGTCATTTGTGGAATAGCGACCGTACTCAAACAACTGTATTAAACTTTGACAAACCACAAAGAAACGGAGAACACCCAACAATGAAACCTGTAGAACTTATATCATATTTAATGACTAATAATACTAAAGGGGAAGATATAGTTTTAGATAACTTCTTAGGAAGTGGTACAACTCTTATCGCAGCACAAAAGACAGGTCGTATATGCTACGGTATGGAGCTAGACCCTAAGTATGTAGATGTAATCGTACAAAGATATGTGGACTACACCGGGAATGAGCAAGTTAAACTTAACGGAGAATATGTGGAGTGGAAGAAGACAGTAAAAACAACGAAATAACTATGGCTTTTACAAAAGATGATCCAAGAATAAATAGAGAGGGAAGGCCTAAAGGTTCTCTTAACTTCGCTACTAAATGGGAAGCTTTTGTTGAGAAGGTAGCCAAACAAAACAACCTGACACCAAATGAAATAGATGAGCAACTTCTAGCAGTAGGCTTTAAGAAAGCAAAGGATGGAGACTTTAACTTTTATAGAGATATACACGATAGAGTCTATGGTAGAGCAACACAGCCAATAGACCATACAACGCTTGGAGATAAAATAGAACTAAATCCAAAAGCAGTAGAGATAGCTAAGAAATATGAGCAGGAATTAAAAGACCAATTATAAAATGATTTTAGACCAAATATCACTACTATCGTTTCTAGTAAACAATCAGATAAAGAACGAGTCTGGTGAAGTATTAGACTTCAAGAAGTATCGCTTTATGTTTGATGTTTACGCAGACAGATCACGCTTTATGACTTGTATGAAGTGTGCGCAAATAGGATTCACAACTTACGAAATATTTAAAAGTGCACACCAATGTAAAAACGAAGGGATAGATATTATTTATGTGCTACCAACTAGTGATGATGTGACTAAATTCTCAGGTGGTAAAACAAATAAGATACTAGCACAGAACCCTATAATGCAGGCTTGGACCAAAGATAAGGACAGTATAGAACAAAAGCAATTCGGAGATAATACTATTTACTATCAAGGTAGCTGGACCTCTAGAGTGGCATTGATGATTACAGCAAAGAAACTAATCGTGGATGAGTATGATAGATGTAAGCCGGAAGTGGTAGAGCAGTATGATAGTCGTCTTCAATCAGTAGCAGACCCTCAAAAAGCTTTCTTCTCTAATCCGAGTAAGCCAGACTTTGGTGTGCATATTTGGTATCAAAAGAGTGATGAAAAGAAATGGAATATCACACACTCTTGTGGCTCACGCTTTGTTATGGACGAAACTTGTATTGATTATAAAAAGGAAATATATAAATGTCCTAAATGTCTAGGTGAAATAACCGATGAAGAAAGAAATAATGGTGAATGGTATAACAAAGATGATGAGAAATGGGAGGGAACACTGAATGAGAAGTATCAATGGAGTGGCTGGTGGATCCCTTTATGGATAGCACCTTGGATGTCAGCCCCAAAGATATGTGAAATGAAAAGAGAGAAGAGTGCAGAATTCTTTTCAAACTTCGTGGCTGGACTTCCATATCTAAATACAAACGATGCTTTATCAATGCCTTTGTTAGTTAATAACCTAATTGATAGAGTAAACGACCAATCAGGTAGAATTGTGTGTGGAGTAGATACAGGCCATAATATCCATTATGTTTTAATGAATAAACAAGGTATTTTCTATCACGGATATATAAATAGTGTGGCCGAGAATGAACAACTAGAAGTGCCTATACCTAATTATGACCCTTACGATGAATTAGATAAACTAATGCAGCGCTTTCCTAAAATGATAATGGTAGCCGATCAAGGTGGAGACTTAATAGGAATAAGAAAATTACAAAATAAATATAAAGGGCGTGTCTTTCTTTGCTGGTTTACAAAGGAAACAAAAACAAAACAAATTATTAGATGGGGTGAGGGTGATGAATTTGGTAAAGTGTTAGTGGATAGAAACAGAGCAATACAAGTTTGTGTAGATGAGATAAAAGACAGGAGATTTCCTATATGGGGGAGTCTTGAAGACTGGACCCCTTATTTTATGCACTGGCTTAACATTTACAGAGTAAGAGAGGAACAAGGAGAAGAAGGAGATCCACAATACAACTGGAGGTGGGTATGGAAAAGAAAAGGACCTGATCACCTAGCTCTTGCAACTATATATGCTCGTGTAGCTCTTGATAAATACGGAGAAAGTTTAGCCGAAATAGTGGGTGATAATCAACCTTTCCCAACAGCAGGGAGACAACCAAATATACCTCAAAAATACAGAGGACCTTATGATAAAGTAAATCTATGATAGAACCTGATGAAACAAAAATAATATTAAGCACTGAAGATGTGGAGTTATTTAAGAAGTTTATGGAGCATTATCAAACCTTTAAAATATTACAAGATAATAAAGCATTTGATATTGGATATGGTAAAACAATACTAAACTTTGCTGGTGGAATATTACAAAATGTGGAAAAAAATGAAAGGGTGTGGAAAAGATAAAAACATTATTAAAAATTTGTGCTATAATAATATTATAAAAACCTAACCAAACAATGGCGGAAGATTAATCTCTTTCCGTCTTTTTTAATTATATGGCAGATCCATTTTCAATGAATGTTGCGGGAGTACAAAACCTCATATCATCAGAGGAGAATAAAACAGCAGTAGCTACAGACAGTACAGAAGCTGGAGAGCCTATTGATATTTATGAATTAGACTTATCAGAGAAAGATTTGTTAAAACTAGAGCAAGACTGGAAAACAAAATCATCAGCTTATAGTGCTAAAATCAAAACAAGACAAGATAAGAATAAAAAATACTATCTAGGAATGGATATTGATGGAGGTGTTTCACCTATAGGCTCTAATGTTATATTTGAATCAGAAGAAACTTTTATACCACAAGCTTTAGCACAGAATCCTGAACCTGTAGTATGGAGTGATAATACAGATGCAGGAAAAGGAGAGTCAAATAAAATTAAGACAATGCTTCAGTATCACGCTGATATTTTAGCTTTAAGAAGAATACTTGGAGTTACTTTAAGACACTGGTCAGTATATTTTATAGGTATAGCAAAACACGGCTGGGATAAGAAACAAAATGATATTACACTTGATGTTAGAAACCCTAGAAACTTTATTCTTGATCCTGAAGGTTATATAGATGTGAAAGGAAATTATGTTGGAGACTTCCTAGGAGAGAAAATAAACAGCACAGCAAAAGACTTGTTAGACTTATACCCTAATAAAAAGGATATTATCCTTGAAAAAGTAGAGAATAAACTAGGTACTAAAATAACCAGAATAGAATGGTGGACAAATGAGTATTGCTTTACAACATTCAATGGAGAAGTTTTAGATAAACATAAGAATGAGTTTTTTAACTATCCTAATGAAGAGATAGGACTTGATGAAGATAACGAAGATATAAAGACTTCAACACCCGGAATAAATCACTTTGCTAATCCTATAATGCCTTATACCTTTTTATCAGTCTTTACATTTCAAGAAGCACCTCACGATGTAACTAATCTAATAGAACAAAACATTGCAAATCAAGACAGAATTGTAGATAGAGATTTACAAATAGATAAAAACCTACGAAGTGGTAATAACTCTCTATTAGTAGATCCAACATTTGCAGACCAAGAAACAGCTAGAGAGATAGCAAAGGCAATAGAAGGAGGAGATCCAGTACTTGTGGACCCTAAAGGAGTATCAAGAATGCCAGCATCACCTCTTCCTAATGGAATATTACAATCACTAGAAATAGATAAGGATACCTTAAGATCTACTTTTGGAGTGCAAGGTTTATCACCTGAAAGACAAACAGGAAATACTACAGCTCGTGGAATGATATTAAATCAATCACACGATGCTACTCGTATTGGAGGAGGAGTTGGTAGTGCTTTGGAACAAATGGCTGACACTATCTTTAACTGGTGGCTACAAATGTATTATGTATTCTATGATGAAAATCACTATGGAGCAGTCCTAGGTAATGGAGCAGCAGTGGATTATGTGGAAATGAATATGTCTAATCCTAATAGACACTTTGTTGTATCTGTAATGCCTGACTCAATGAAACCTAAAGATGAGATTACAGAACAAAATCAAGCTATTGAATTAGCAAATAGTGGCTGGTTAGACCCTATCAATCTATATAAAAGACTTAATGATGCAGACCCTATGAATACAGCAAAAATGGCTGCTATGTGGAAAATAAACCCACAGCAATATATGATGACTTATTTCCCAGAAACACAGCCAGCAAACCCTCTAGACTCTGCAAACACCCCTAATCCTTTGGATATGGCCGGAGTGCCGGGAGAAGGAGATACAAGCTTGGGAGCACCACCTGCTTCACCAAGTTTAGCAAATGTGCCATTAACAGCTGGAGCAAGTAATCCACAATTATAAATATGAAAACAAAATTAGAAGCAAAAGAAGCATTTAAAAAAGAAGGGAGATCAATGTTTCCTTTAAGAAAAGGATCTAGTGCTATTTCAAAAGCAATTAAAAAAGCCAATAGAGAGAGTGAGGAAGATAGTAAATGGTATCCACAACTAAGTAGTGAAAATTATAAAAAACCAGTCTATGGCAGAACCTATAAAGGTAAAGATGAAATAAAAAAATAATATGCCACAATAATTAATAAAAAATATGTATAAAACTAAAGAAGAAAATAAAATGTTTCGCCAATCAATAGCTGATCACAATAAACAAACAAAGGGAACAAAAGATCCTAACTACATAAGGAGTAGGAGTAAATCCCCTATAAGTAAAGTGTTAAAAAAGGAAACAGGAGAAAAGCCTCTTCCAAAAAGAAGAATGACAGAGGATGAGGGAGTTAATCTACCAAGATCCCATTCATTTTGGAAAACCTATATTGGTGGCAAAGCTTCTTTTATGAAAGAAAATAGGGAAATAAAAAAAAGAAATAAATAAATATGTCTAACGCATTCACAAGAGCAATACAAAAATCAATGGGTCAGTTAAAGAAGCCAAAGCTTCCGGCAAGGATACCAGACCAAACTTCAACAAATCTTCCTAATTTAGGTGGGAGTAAGACAACAAAGGAAGACATTAAAAGACTGGGAGATATAGCAAAGCCCTACGGTACACCAGTGCCAAAGGGAACAATAAATTTAAAAAGATTAATAATAAAATAAAAATATGGATAAAATAAAAACAGCAAAAAAGAATTTATATAAAATGGGAGTAGAAAATTCAGGAAAAGAAGAAACTATTAAAGGTCTTAAAAAAGCTTTTGGTGGTCGTAAATCTCCTATATCTAAAGCTATATCAAAAGCAAAGGGAGAGGAGAAATTAGAAAAAGCATCAAAAAAAGCAGGTTGGTATGTTCACGGACATAAAAACTATGGTGATGTTTATGAAGCATAAATAAATACAACTCTTGTTTCTCGGATTAAGAGTCTAAAGATAAATCCTGTGTAAATCTTTAATAATATAGGCTTTCCTGATTGTGCCTGAAACAACTTGCAAAAAAATATTATGGATAAAGAAAATGAGGTAGATGATTTTTTAGGAAATGTGAATAATGACTTTTCACAGAATGACGAAAAAAATCCTTTAGAAGTGGAGGTAACTGAAGAACAT